CCAAGGCACTGACCCGCACGGCGTTCGACGCCCGTGATGCGGTGCGCGACAGTCTGCCCGAGCGCTTCAACCTGCGCCGACCCTGGGTCAGGTGGGGCATCGGCGTCACACCAGCCAAGCCCCGCACGCTGATGGCCGAGGTCTGGTCGCGCGACCGCTTCATGGCGCTGCAAGAGACTGGCGGCACCAAGACCGGCAAGCTGGCCATTCCCGTCGGCCCGATGGCACAGACGGCACAGAGTCGCGTCATCCCCAAAAGCCAGTGGCCGGGCAAGCTGTTGGCCAGGAAAAACGTGTTCTACCAAGCCGGTGCCGTGTTCGAGCGTCGCGAGGACAAACGCATTCTGGCTTTGTACCTGCTGCGCAGCCAACAGAAGGTCGAGCCCCGGTTGGGACTGGCTGACACCGTGCGAAGCGTGGCACTGCGTGAGTACCAGCGCCAGATGGAGCGGGCACTGCGGGAAGAGTTGACCAAGGGTTGAGGGAGGCCTGCAGGAGGCATGAAGGCAAGTAGGGAAAGTGACAGTCGATGGCCCTGGAACGCTTCAGGAAGAGGTTTAGAGCGATTTCGCACTCCGGGGTAGGCTTGGTATTGGCTGGAGTGCGTTTGTCGCTCAGAGTGGCCGAGGCAGCGCGCTATGGGTCCTCCCGGGCCATTCCTGAAGCGGGGGCCGCGCGCAGCGCGAGGCTTGCCTAGCGTCAGAGATAAAAAATAGGTGGTCAGGCGCTCAGGTGGTCGGTGGTCACCCCGGGCCACGTTGGTTGGCAGGGAGATTGACATGAACATGAGTTTGCGCGCCTACGCCCGACATCGCGGCGTGGCGCTTTCCGCCGTCCAGAAGGCCATTGCCAGTGGGCGCATCCATCCTGAGCCTGATGGGCAAATCGATGCAACCAAAGCCGATGCCCAATGGGAGCAGCACACCCGAACGGCTCAGCCGACCACCCCCAAGGTGACCACCTCGCAGGTGACCACCGCCCAAGTGACCACCCAGAAAGTGATCACCCCGAAGGTTGCCACCACCCCAGCATCAGCCGCACCCCAAGTTTCCGCATCACCCCAAGCCAGCGACGACACCCGTGGCGTCGATTACCACAAGGCCCGGGCAGTACGCGAAACCTACGCCGCGCGTCTGGCCAAACTCGAATTTGAGGAGCGCACCGACAAGTTGGTGAGCAAGGCCGAGGTGGAGACCCACATCTTTACGCTGGCTCGCCAGTTGCGCGAGCGCATGCAGCAAATCCCACGCAAGGTGGCCCCTGAGATCGTTGCGCTGGTGGTGGCTGCTCCTGATGTGCGCGGTGTCACAGACATCCTGGACACCGCCATTCGTGAAGCCCTGGAGGAGTTGTCTCAATGAATTTCACCCCAGCCATGGCCAGGCAGATCGAGATGTGGTCACTGGAGCGCCTGACACCCTACGCCAGGAATGCCCGCACCCACTCGGATGCGCAGATAGCACAGATCGCGTCGAGCATCGTCGAGTTCGGATTCACTGCGCCGTTGCTGGTATCGAGCGATGGCGGGATTTTGGCTGGCCATGGTCGTCTCGCTGCTGCAAAGAAGCTCGGGCTCGATGTCGTGCCAGTGGTCGTGATCGACCACCTCACGCCAACCCAGCGCCGGGCTTACATTCTGGCCGACAACCAATTGGCGTTGGCCGCCGGATGGAATGAAGAACTGCTGGCCTCTGAGCTGGCCGACCTGTCTGGTCTTGGGTTCGACCTGACACTGACGGGCTTCAGTGATGACGAACTCGCCGACCTGCTGGGCGACGAGGATGCACAGCAAGGCACGCCGGAGGAATTGCCAATTGGCAACTCCTGCGACACCAGTGATGACGACATCCCTGATGCGCCTGACACCCCGGCCAGCCAGGTGGGTGACATCTGGCAACTGGGTGCGCACCGTCTGATCTGCGGCGACTCGACTGACCCGGCTGTTGTTGCCGCCCTGATGACTGGTGAGCAAGCCAGCCTGTGCTTCACCAGCCCACCCTACGGCCAGCAGCGCAACTACACGCAAGGCATTGCGGATTGGGATGCTCTGATGCGAGGCGTTTTCGCCAACTTGCCCATGGCTGGCGATGGGCAAGTGCTGGTCAATCTCGGTTTGATCCACCGCGACAACGAGTTCATTCCCTACTGGGACGGCTGGCTGGCCTGGATGCGCAAGACCGGTTGGCGGCGTTTTGGCTGGTACGTCTGGGATCAGGGGCCGGGTTTGCCCGGTGACTGGAATGGCCGATTGGCTCCGGCCTTTGAGTTTGTGTTTCATTTCAACCGGCAATCCCGACAGGCCAACAAGATTGTGCCGTGCAAATTTGCCGGTCAGGAAACCCATCTGCGCAAGGATGGCAGTTCAACCGCGATGCGCAAGGCCGATGGCACGATTGGCGGCTGGACGGCCATCGGAGCGCCCACTCAGGACACCAAGATACCGGATTCAGTGATCCGGGTCATGCGCCACAAGGGCCGAATAGGTCAGGACATTGACCACCCGGCGGTGTTTCCGGTGGCCTTGCCCGAGCACATCTTGCTGGCGTACTCAAACCCCGGCGACATGGTGTTCGAGCCCTTTTGCGGCTCTGGCTCCACGATTCTGGCCGCGCAAAAGACCCACCGTGTGGCGCGCGCCATCGAACTCGCCTCTGAGTACACCGATGTGACGGTGAAGCGCTTTCAACAAAACCACCCCGACATCCCGGTGACCCTGGTGGCCACCGGACAGACCTTTGCCGAAGTGACGGCAGAACGGGAACTCCAAAGGGAGGAAGCTTAATGAATGATGCCAACAACCTGCAGCTGCACTACCGCCCGGTTGATGCGCTGATTCCCTATTGCCGCAATGCGCGCACCCACTCCGATGCCCAAGTGGCTCAAATTGCTGCCAGCATCATCGAGTTCGGCTGGACCAACCCGGTGCTGGTCGATGGTGATAACGGCGTTGTAGCTGGCCACGGAAGATTACTTGCTGCAAGAAAGCTGGGACTGACCACGGTTCCGGTGATTGAACTGGCACACCTGTCGATCACGCAAAAGCGTGCCTACATCTTGGCCGACAACCGCATTGCCGAGAACGCAGGGTGGGACGATGATTTGCTGCGCTTGGAATTGGAAGAGTTGCAGGAAGCAGACTTCGATCTCGGGCTCACCGGTTTTGATGCCGACGAAATCCTGGAGATCATGGCCGGAGAGGAAACCACCACCGAGGGTCAGACCGATGAGGATGCAGCGCCCGAGGTGCCAGCGACCCCGGTGTCCAAGCCAGACGATGTCTGGGTCTGCAACGGGCATCGCGTGCTGTGTGGTGACGCAACCGATGCCCCCAGTTACACCGGGCTGATGGCTGGCCAGAAAGCGGCCATGGTCGTGACCGATCCGCCATATTCAGTCAACTACGCCAACAGCGCCAAAGACAAGATGCGTGGCACCCACCGCCCCATCCTCAACGACAACCTCGGTGACGACTTCGAGCCTTTCCTCAAGGCTGCGCTGACCCCCATGATGGCGCACTGCGATGGTGCGATCTACATAGCCATGTCGTCTTCCGAGCTCGACACCCTGCAGTCGGCCTTTCGTGCAGCGGGTGGCAAGTGGTCAACCTTCATCATCTGGGCCAAGAACACCTTCACGCTGGGGCGCTCGGACTACCAGCGCCAGTACGAGCCGATTCTGTACGGCTGGCCCGAAGGGGCGCGTCGCCACTGGTGCGGTGACCGTGACCAGAGTGATGTCTGGCAGATCAAAAAGCCGCACAAGAATGATCTTCATCCTTGCCTGTGCCCTGGCTCAGAGGTGTTGACAGACAACGGTTGGCGCGTCATCGAATCGTTGCACGCCGGTGAGCGCGTCCTGACAGCCGACGGCATGTTTTGCCCGGTCGAATGGGTGTCCTCCCACACCATCGAAAAGCCCGTTGTGCGACTGACTGTTGCAGGCGTGGACAGCACAGTCGATGCCACCGGCAACCACCCCTTTCTCGTTTTGCGTGACGGCAGTTTGGCCTGGATCGAGGCTTCACAAATCATTGAGGGAGACGAGATATGCTCACCAGCAAGGGCTATGTCAGAAAGTGGTACGGCGGTCGACTGCGCATGGAACACGACATCGTGTGGGAACGAAATTTTGGTGTCATCCCAGACGGCTATTGCGTCCACCACATCGACCACAACAAGCAAAACAATCACATTTCAAACCTGCAACTTGTCACCCACCTTGAGCACAAGCGGATTCACTCCGGTTGTGAACTCCGCGATGGCGTTTGGTGGAAGCACTGTAGTGCCTGCGGGACACTTAAACCGATCACTCCCGAACACTGGTATTTCAGTGCAAGAGGCCACACTTAAGGCTGGGGCTGCCGACCCTGTCATGTCAAAAAAGTCGTACAGCTTCGTTCTGCGAAGCGTAAGCGCCATCAAGCCAATCAATTACTCGGGGCTGGTATGGAATTTGTCGGTCAAGGACAGCCCTACGTTTCAAACGCGCATTGGCATGTCGCACAACACCATGAAGCCGGTGGAGCTGGTGGAGCGCGCCATTCGCAACTCCAGCCGCCCCGGTGACGTGGTGCTTGACCCGTTTGGTGGTTCGGGCACGACGCTGATCGCTGCCGAGAAGTCCGGCCGTCAGGCGCGGCTGATGGAACTCGATCCGAAGTATGTCGATGTGATTGTTCGCCGCTGGCAATCATTCGCTGGTGGCCATGCTGTGCGCGAGTCTGATGGCGTGCGGTTTGATGATCTGGCCGACGCGCCCGATGCCGCCGACCCGGTCGCTGCCGAGGTGGCGCTGTGAAGCAGTCGCGCTGGATGTCGCTGGTGGAGGCTGTGACCAACGTGCTGGTGGGCTACGGCGTGGCGGTCATGACACAGGTGCTGGTGTTTCCACTGTTTGG